GCAGGATTAGTTTCAAAATCCTCTAATAAAAGTTGTTTAGTGAACTCATTAGCAAAGTGATTCCACATTGGAATTAACTTCTGCTCAGTAAAAAACTCTCTTAATTCTTTAGCATTAGAATATGTTGCTCTCTCTAGTCCTGCACCTAGTCCTGCTAATATTGCAGGAACACCTAACACAGCAGATATTCTCTCTTCATTAATGTATCTAAGTTTTCCTAGTTCTAAATCTTTAGGAGTAAAAGAAAGTGTTTGTATATCTACTTCTCCACCAGATATAACTAATGGTCTACCTCTGTTCTCTCCACCAAATCTTCTACCAAATACCTCAGCAATATTTTCTGCCTCATCACTTGTCATTGATAGATCATTTTTTGGACTAATAACAACACTAGGAACACCTGTATTCTTAACTAATGCTGCTCCCATCTGTGAAGCTGCAGCATCTCCTAAAATCTCAACCATAACTGATCTAAGTGGAGCTAATCCTCTTCTGTGATTTCTAGGATCTATTCTCTCTCTAAGATGTATCATATCCTCTGGCATTATGTCTAAGGTGTTACCTTTCTGCTTGTATTGATACTTAGTAATTAACTTCTCATCATTACCTTTAACCTCAACCATCTCTGGTAATAAAGGGATAAGCTGTACAACTGCACCTGCATCATTCCTTAGTTTTAAGATAAAAGCATCCCCATAAACAGCAACAGAAGTAACTATATAGTTATTCATTAAGTTAGCAGTCATGTTTGGATTAGGATTATCTAATAAAACCTGTGCAGGATGATTCTCTACATACTCTTCTCCCTCTTGTGTCTTTATATAAACTTTAAGAGGTGGCTCACTAAATGCAGTTCCAAGAACATTTAAACAGGCTAAAGCTGCTGAGTTGCCCTCTGGACTCATCTGATTTGTGCCACTAAAGAAACCTGCATCAGTATTAAATGGAAATACTACCTGTGATGTTGGAAAGTTGTTAAATGTTTTCTTTTCTGTATTGACTTCCTGTTGACTAAAAAAGCCTCTAATATTATCTGCTATTCCCAATTAGGTTACACTCCATGTTGTTTTTCTAACTATACCAAATCTAGCTGCATAAGCTAGAGCATCTACTTGATCATCATGAGATCCAGAAGATGGAAAGCTAGTTAATTCTCTTTCAAATTCTACTAACCATTTAGCATTTTTCAAAAAGTAGATAGTACCATTTTCACACCCTGCTGCTGCAGGTACTGCTCTTGCAGTCTTAGACTTATCTGCTTTTAAGTTTCTAATTGGCAAACCCTGCCTCCTAGCCATCTGAATAATACCCAAACCAAAACTAGAATCCTCTACACCTAGCCAAGCCATGTTCCATTTATTAATCATTGATTCTATTTTAGGTAGTAGCTCTGGAGCTTCTAGTCTATCTCTGAATATATCCAATACTAAAAGCTTACCACTAGGAGTTGATCCTACTGCCATTATTACTGAGTAATCTGCTGTTTCCTTAATACTTAAAGCTGTGTCCATTGTGCCAAAGATACTTAGCTCACTATGCTTTACTATCTCATCTTCAAATATATACTCTGGATCTTCCCCTGCAATAACATCATAATAAGCAAACCATTCTCTTTTAAACATGTGTCCTACCTCTGTAAACTCTGCTAAAAACTCTTGAGCATAAACTAAAGAGCCTAACTCTTCTTTAGCTTGTGCTAATTCATCTCTACTTATATTTGGATTAGATTCAGTTGGATAATGTAATATTTTCCAATCTTCTCTTAATTTAGCATTTTCATACAATGTATAAAGCCAATTCATGCCATTAGGAGTTGTGCAAAATAATGCCTTACCTAAACTATCTGATAATATTGGTCTAACTGTTTCCCAAGTTTCTTTCTCCATATAAGCAGCTTCATCAAATATGATTAATGATATACCACCTGCACCTCTTAATGATTCAGGCTTATTAGCTGATTTAATTTGAATAGATCCACCATTCTTTAAAACTATTCTTTTCTCTACTTCTCTGACTTCTGCATATTCCTCTGGTAGTTGTCTAACTAATGATTTAAGATTTAACCATGCTTCTAGTGCTTGTGGATATACAGGAAAGATAACCCATACTTTTAAACCTTTTAGAGCCTGATCTACAGCACAGGTTAATGAAGCTGTACTTTTACCCCACCTCCTGCCACAAACAGCAATAACAAATCTATTTTTTTCTAATGCTTTAATAAGTTCTATTTGTCCAGAATGTAAATCAGGTGGAGTTGCCTCAATAGTCTGAATCATCATCCTGCTCCCAATCCCACTTAAACTTAATCTGTGGATATTCAACCTGTGTTACCTGTACTTGTGGACTACCTAAGCCATAAATCTGACTTACCATCTTGTAGCAAACATCTAATATTCCCTTAAGTTCTGTAGGATTCATAGAAGCTAAATCCCTTTCATTTATTTCACTTATAATTCTAAATATTAAAGGCTTAAGGCTATCAGCTAGATCTCTTGCAGTTTCTCCAACTTGAGCATAAACTTCCTGTACTATCTGCTCATTTAGCATTCTATTAATAGCTTTTACTCTATCTACCCATTGATGTTTGCTAGATATTTGATAGATTCTCCTATTTGTAAGACTGAAATTATTAGAAACTTTTTTAAGTGTTCTGGAAGCTCCTAAGCCCAAATAGTATTGAAATCTCTTAAAATCTACATTAGATTCTCCTACCTGTTGTTGATTAGGTAAGGCTAAAGACATATCATCAATATAATCCATAAAAGCAGTATAACTTAAATATTATTTATTTTTACAATGCAGAGAACAACCACAGCAAAGAATTGTGCATTTACACATTATCTATTGCTTTCAAGCCAAGTAATTCTGTCATCAAGTGTATCTAATTCCCACATTCTTTGTTCTAAACCCTGTATCTGTGTTTCAAGTCTAATAGATTTGCTGTTTAAATCAGTCCATTCCCATTTTTCAGGAATGTATTTCTGATCTAAATCCCAACCACTATCCATAACATCTTGTCTTAAACTATTTATTTCTGATTGTAGGTAAGCAATTTGCTCATTAGCTCTTCCTAAGTTAGAAGCTGCCATCTCTAAATCATTAATCTTTTCATAAAGTACAGCAATATCATTAGAAACCATTGTGCTTTCTTTTAAAGTAGTGAACTCATACTCTATACTATTCATCCTATCATCAATGCCTGTAAGAGTAGATAAAACAGCATTAAGAGATTGAATACCTGCACCAACAGAACTCATAAGAGCTATGCCTGTAACAAATAAACCTAAATTATCTTTTACTTTTTTTAACACTCAACCACATCACTATTAAAAACTCTATCATTAGCCACCTAATTTAATCAAAACATCTGTTAGAGCAGAATTTAGCTCTCTTTCTCTCATAGCTAAACCAACAATATTTTCCTCTAGTTTTTGTATTTGTACCATATACACAGCTACTTGTGATTGTAACTGATTAACTGTTTGGAATAACCAAGCAACAAGAGCAGCTAATCCACCCTGTAGCACTTGACTTATATTAACTTGTGCTTTCATTACATTATTAATGAGCCAACAACTAATATAAAAGTAGCTACTATGCCCAATACCTTATAAAATTCTGATTTGTCCAATTTGTTCTCTAGTTTATCTTCTAGGTCATCTAATTTATTTAACACTAATTGAAGCATCTCTTTCTGTGTAAATCCATTGTCTGCCATAGTATTAATTTACAGGAAAAATCAAATATCTTGAAATTTTTACTTTCTTTTTATTTTCCTCTATAAAGTAAGAAATAGCACCATGCTCAGACTTAACTTGAAAGAGAATCTTACCATATCTCCATAGAATGTCTTGTGTTGGAGGATCAATAAAATCTGTTGCAGCTTCTACAAATTGAACTTGTAAACCTTTTTTAAAATGGGGGATCTTCATTATAGAACATCTTTTTTGCAGCTTTTCTGTAAGTGTGTGGATTTAAAGCCCTGTTAAGCAAATCATCCTCCTCAGCTTTCTTATTAACATAGAGTATATGCAGTAAAGAAATTAAGTGTTCTAAATCTTCATCAATCATAGTTGTGTTACCTGATTCATTTACAACATAAACATCAAATCTATCCCCATAATTAAGAACAGCTTCAAAAACTGTATAAAAGCCTCTGAGAAATAAACTAAAGCTAACACCACCTTTATTTTTTCCAAAGATAGGATGCTCAATAGTGCCATCTATCTCTCTAATGTTTTCTATCTTATCAATTAGAGTATATTCTGAATTAATGTGCATAATTATAGACATATAGCCATAATTTATATCATCAGCAGCATATTCCATTTTTTCCTCTTATGTTGTAATCTTTTTGAGCAAAAGCCATCCTGCCATCACTTCTCTGCATTATTTTTAAATGATTCTCTAAACAATCACAGTAATTAGTATCTAATACATTAACCTCTCTAGGATTTATTGTTCTAAGTGGTATTTCATAAAATTGCTCTCTAACAGAGTCTTTTTTCATTTCAGGAGTAACTTGATTAACACTTATTGCAAAAAATCTATTAGGAACACAATTTAAAAAGATTAAGCCCCCATTACCTTTTTCTTTAAGCAATTTAACCTTACTTGCAGAAATTCTCACATTGCTAA